TTTTTATTTTATGCTAAAATCTAGTTAGGAGGTGTGAAAATGCCGAATTTATGCAAGTTAGGTGATGTATATCTTACAGTTGTAAAAGAGGAACAAATAAGTTTTTCTAATAGTATAACTGAAAGAAATGTAGAAGATGGTGCCATAATAACGGATCACGCAAAAAAGAACATGATTGGAATACAAATTAGTGGATATATATTTGACAATAAAGAATACCCAGAAGCTACAATAAATCAATTGAGAAGATATTCAGTTAACAGAACGGTATTGAAATATTACGGTGTTAATAACTGGCGAAGTTGCATAATGGAAAACTTTGATTTTACACATTCTGCCAGTATAGGTAATGGAATAGAGTTTTCCATTAAACTCAGAGAAATTGGAATTATCCAAAAGACATATGTAAGTATTAATGCCGGTAAACTTAATATTCCTAATATAGAAGCTTTGAAAGAACAATTAGAAGAAAAAAAGCAAGCTAAAGAAGAAGCTAAAAAGGCTAAGTTGGAAGCTAAAAAAAACAAAGGTAAACAAGCTAAGAAATAGAAAGGGGTTACAATATGGAAATACCTATTTATAAAAATGATTTGCCGTATACCTTTCAAATGGAGTTTGATGGTAAAAATTATGTTATAGATATTGAATATAATTTAACCTTTGATTTTATAACCATGTCTCTTTCCCATGAAGATAAAGTACTGGTATCTGGTGAAAAACTTATATTAAATCAACCGTTGTTCCAATGTGCTGTAGATGATGAAGGAAACAAAGATCCTAATTTTCCTAGTGTAGATATAATTCCAACATCATGCGATAAAACAGTTCAAAGGGTTGGTTTTGATGAATTTGGAGACATAGTAATACTAGAAATAAAAGAGGTGAGTAATAATGCCTAGAAGCGGAGATATTATTCTAAGTGATTACTGGCAAAGGAAAATAGAGGTTGTAATAGGCACTAGACGATACACTAGCCCAGACTTTGACATTGAATTTAAAATATCATTTGATACAGAACCCATACCAAATGAAGGTGAAATAATTATGTACAACTTAAATAAAGACAGCCTAAACAATATAGTAAGAGGTCATAGCATTGTAGTTAATGCAGGATATGGAGAAGATATAGGTGTTGTCATAAGTGGAGTTATTGTATCTGTTAGAACTAAGCCTGAAGGATTAGACAAAATTACAACTATAAAAACATTAGATGTACCTAATCAAATGCTACGTAAAAAGATTAATTATACATACAAAGGAAACCCAAGTGCGGAACATATAATAAGGGATGTGTTGCATTATGCTGGTGGAACTAAGCCGAATGTATTGCAATTAAGAAATAAAAAAAATTATCCAAGAGGATATACTGCCCGTGGAACGTGCTTAGATGTGGTTAATAGAATAGCAAGTGATTGCGGGTCCAGATTATCAATCCATAATAATACTATAAATATATTAATGTCTCACAAAAACACAGAAATGGCATATGTCATAGGTAGTAGAGAAGGTTTATTATCCGTAGAACCTATTGACGAAGAGGATAACCCCGCTACGCATAAAGTAGAATGTTTGTTAAACCATGCATTAGCACCATATAGTTTAGTGCAAATGAGAGGTTTAACACTTAACGGAAACATGATGGTTATAAAAGGAGAACATGATGGTTCAAGCTTTACTACAAAATTGGAGGTGCGACCAGTTTAATGAAAGAAATAGTTAGAACATTTCAAATGATTAAACAGAATTTAAAAGAAGAAATAGTCTGTTCTTTACTGGGTAGAATAAATGCGGTGAACCCTGATGAAACCGTAGACGTTGAAATAATGCATACAGACAATGAGACAAAAGAACCGCTCCCAGTGATGCCGAATATACCATTAATTAATATATGTTTCGGTAATTTATCAATACAAGGTGTGCCGCAGATTGGGCAGTGGGTACTAGTTACTGTTATAGACTATGATATAGATAATATAATGTTAGGTTCTACACTTAAAAACAATGCTAGTGAACGTATGCACAATTTAAATGATGCTATGGCTATACCAATAGGATTTAAAACATTAAACGGTGGCGAAATAAGAGTAGGGAATACAAAAGCTTCAATAACAATAAATGACAAAGGTGAAATGAATATAGATACCCCAAAAATGACAGTTGGAGGTTCAGGAGCTACACACCCAGTTATTTACGTTGATGGTGATAGTTATAAACAATCAACAAACTTATTTGTGAGGTGATTAAATGAACAGTCTTAAATTTAATAATGGTGACTTAGAATTTGTGAGCAAAAGAGCCGTTATTGTAAGTGACTTAGACCAGAAAATACAAAAAACAGCTGGATTATTATATATAGTTCTCGGAGAAATGTTTTTCGATTCTACTATGGGCATGGATAGAGAGTTGCTGTTAGATATAGAAACAAAAGATACTCCGATGGAAAAGAAAAAGTTTGCTGTGACTGATGCTTTATTACAAGACAATACAGTATCAAAAGTTGATGACATTATAATAGATTATGATAGAATCAACAGAAAAACGCTAATTAATGTAAGATATAAATATAAAGAATACAAAGATAAAATACAACTAGGGGGGATAAAAATAAATGAGTAAATTCGGAATCACCCCAGAGGGATATAAAAGAAAAACGTATCAAGATTTAATCGAAGAAATAGAAAAACGTTTAAAACAAGAGGATTATTTTGGTGAAAATATTGATTTTTCAAACCAAGACCCTTTAAAGCATTTTACTGCTCCAATAATGTATATTATATCGGACCTTTGGGAGATATTAGAGCAAAATTTTTATAATGCTTCTCCTGCATATGCGGAGGGAAACCAACTATCTGATAAGGGAATGTATATTGGAATCAGTCGTAAGCAACCAAGTAAGGCTGAGGGCGCAGTTACTTTTATAGGGGAAAAAGGATCAGTTATATACAAAGGATTCAAAGTAGCTACAAAATCTGGTATTGTATTTGAAACTACAAGAGAAGGAATTATACCAGAAAGTGGCTTTATCACATTAGACGTTGTAGCTATGACAGCAGGAGCTAGTGGGAACACTCCCGCGGGTACAATAACTTTAATAGTTAATCCCATCATAGGGCTTACTTCAGTTACCAATGAAAAGGACACTATTAAAGGTCAAGACAAAGAAAGTGACACAGAGTTTAGAGAACGTTATAAAGCTTCAGTGAGCATTAGAAACACTAATGTATACGACAGTATCTTATCTAATGTATTAAGAGTTACAGGGGTTTCAAGTGCAGATATAAAAGAAAATGACCAAACAATTGAAATAGAAGGCATACCGCCTAAGAGCTTCAGAGTATTAGTCGTTGGTGGTGATGATGAAGAAGTAGCTAGAGCAATATTCTATAAAAAGCCTGCGGGCATACAGGCTTATGGAAAGAAATATATCAGCATTTCTGATAATATAGGAAGAACCCACGAAATAGGAATTACGAGGCCAGAATATATTAAAATTAATGCTAAAATAACTATAAAAACTAACAAAGATTACCCGATCCAAGGAAACAAAATTATAGAAAGTTTAGTGTCTAATGCTATCAATGAATTTGGATTAGGGAAAAATGTTACTTTGTTTAAATTGTTTTCGATAATAGGGTCCGCTAATGTAGATGGAATAGAAGACATTAAAATAGAAATAGGGAAAGCCGGTGAACCATTAACTGAAAAAAATATAGTTATAGGAGAAGAAGATGTAGCCATTTCAAATGATATAGAGGTGATAGACAATGCCGAATAAAGAATCTGATACTTTAGAAAGAATGTATGAGTTGTTGCCATATTATATGAAAAAGCATAATAACTATATTTATTACAAGGCTTTGTCCGTAATTCAAGACGAAATAATATCACAAGCTGTAGACATTATGCAGCAAAGAAATCTAAACAAAGCTCGAGGATTTGCTTTAGATATAATAGGCGATATGGTAGCCTTACCAAGAAATATGCTAGATGACGATGAATATAGAAAAATGATTAAACTTCAAATAATTATTAATAATTCTACTGGCACAATTGAGAATATAAACAATATTTGTAAAACATTTTTAGGGTCAGATATATACATAGGCATGAAGGAAGGATGGAATGATGTTGTTACAGATAATGAACCCGCTCTTATTAGAATACTTCTAAGAGCTGAGGAATTTCACAGCGACAAGATAATAACTGATAAAAGATACAACATCACAGGTGCTACAGAAACCTCTTCATTAAGCCAAATGGGTACAGCGCTAAATGCATATACAATGAAAGATCAGGAAGATTATATACCTGATACAACTCGTGCATTAACAATTGTTCCATTTCTAAAAAAAACATTCCCCATAGGTGTTAGATACCAATACGGAGTTAATTTCAAAACAAATGTAATCAGGGTAAATACAGAAAGTAATTTAAAATGGAGAAGTTCACAGAATAAAACTATCGTTAATAGTAAAAGAAATTTAAGCATTAAAAGACAACAAAATATAAAGATAAACAATGAATTTAGGTTCAATATGACAAATGGTAAAAAGACTGCTATAAAATCAAATAATCCTAAATATACTAGATATTCATTGTTACAAACTGG